TCTTGGTCGGACCATTCCCGGCAAGGCAGAAATTGTATATCTGCTTGACTACGGGCCGGATAGACAGACCTTATTGAGAATGGTTCCCATTAAGCGGTGATGATACACCCGACACGCCGTGTGTATTTGACATGTGTTGTGTGGTGTGGTACGCGGAAGTGTGCGTGGTGGGACGGTGCGGTTGCGGCGTGTCGTGTTGCGCGGTGTGATATATTGAAGATGTCAAATTAAGGAAAGGAAAAAATAAAATGTTTAAAGTTAACGCATATGTCACCGAAATTGAAGAAGATACGTCCTACGAGGTCGATATTGATAAAGTGCTTGTTACTACTGTTACTAGCCGTGGGAATATTGATGATACTGTGGTTACGTTTAAATCGGCTCTTACCACGGTGCTTGAAATTGTGTATGGTGATTGTGATTTTGATTTTGTGTGTCGTAGCTATAAAGGTGGTAAGTGTCGTTCATATGTTGTTACGATTGATGATGAATGATAACGGCGATTGACATATAATAACCCCGATAGGAAAAACCTATCGGGGTTAATTGTTATTTGTTGTTACCATGCTGTTGTGAAATGTCCGGCCATGAGTCCGTTAGGTGTGCCGTGTGCGCCTGTGGTTGTGAATGGTTGTATTCCAAAGGTACCGTCTTCGTTTATTTTGAACACGGTTGCTTCGTTTGCGCTGTTAGAAAATTGTAGTGTCCATTTATGTACTGCGTTAGTGCTGTCTGAATCGCCCCATGCCCATTGTGGTAAACCACTTATGTTAGTCCATTCTGCGGCGGTGACACCGTTTAACATTTGAAATGCGTAACTAATTGTTCCGCCGCTTGCGTTGACTGAGAGCATTCCCGCAGCGGGGTTGCTCTCTTTGCGCCATACCCAGTGTTCGTGACGGCCTGTGTATGTACCTGTTAGATAGCGTAGAATATAGTTTTTGATTATTGCGGTGCCTTTTGCGTTAGGGTGTATGTTGTCGTCGTCGAAATTTGCGGATATACCCATATTCCACGTCCACGCCCACGGAATGCTTTCTATTCCGGTTTCTATTGCTGCTTGTTCTATTTCGCCCGCGTTGTAGCGCCAATAATCGGATACGGTTTTTTTATCCCATAGTAGTGGTATTGCTATTATTCTTGCGTTAGGGTATTCGTTTTTGCATTGATTGAATAATGCTGTTGCGGCTATTTTTATTTTGCCCGCGTATCCGTCGTTTGAGTTTCTTGAACCACCGATTATGACTAGTGATACTTTTTCGTGCTGATATGTAGTATCCTGTTGCGCTGCTGTAAATTCGGTTTGATATGTCGTGTTTGGTTCGATGTAGCCCGCGCCGGCGATTGCGTAGTTTTTGAGTGTCCATCCTAGTGCTGCTGCGGTTTGTACGGCCCATGATCTGTTATCGGTGGGTGATGCGTAGCTATCACCGAACGTTACTATAATGTCATCACCACGCATGTTGAACGTTTTGTTTACGGTGATGTATTTGTTTATGTTGTCTATATTGTTTTTTGTGTTTGTGGCGCTATTTACGTCGGTTATACCTAGTGCGGTTAGGTTTGCTTTGTTGCTTTGTGCTGTTTTTGTGGTGGTGTCTATTTTGGTTTTGAGTTGTGTTGCAGTCGTGGTATCGGTTACGCCTAGTGCGGTTAGGTTTGTCTTATTGTTTTGCGCTGTTTCGGTGTTGTTGTCTATTTTGTTTTTGAGTTGTGTTGCGGTTTCGGTGTCGGTTATACCTAATGCTGTGAGATTTTTTGTATTGTTTTGTGCTGTTTCTAGTGCTTGCGTGGCTTTACCGCCCGCAGTGTTTGCGTTGGTGTTGATTTTGTATAGGTTATCGTCGATAATGTCCATTGACGCATTGTATTGGTCGTTTAGGTTTGCCGCGTCGCCGGTTTGATATTTTTCGAGGTTGAAGTTGGTTGTATAATCGGTCATGTTAGTTGTCCTTCCTGAGGTTTGTCGGGTGATTTATTTCTTCCTGAACTTTTAGTTGATGTATTACGCGGTCTAGGGTACGCATTGCGGCGTTGTATCCGTCGCGTAGGTCGGCTAGGTCTCCTGTTTCGTATAGTGGCAGATGGTAGAACGGTGTTTGTGATGCCATGATTGTGTACCTTTATTTGGCCGGTGGAATTGGGTAGCCCTCTGCGGTTTTTTTGAGTTTGCTGAGGTCGGTAACGGTGAATATTTCCGTACCGGTACGGTTTAATATGTGGTTGAGAGTGGTTCCAAGTGTTTGCGCGTTAGTAGCGGTCAAACCTAACGCTTTTATGAATGCGGCTAGACCGTCCGGTAGCACGTTATTGTTCAACGCTAGGTCTGCTTTATCGCTGACGCTTTTTATTGCCGCGTCGATTTTATCCATTGACCCGTTGTATTGGTCAAGTAGATTTGCGGCATTTTCCGCTTCGTACTTTTCTAGTGCATAATTCGTGGTGTCAACCATGATTTATCCTTTCACGCTAACGGTGGGTATTGTTCACCGGTGGTTGGGTTAGTGACGCGTGGCATGGCGTCATCGAATATGGTAAGGTTGCCGATTGCGGACGTTTCGTCTGTTCGGTGCTCGGCTAGTTTGCCGGTATTAATATCGGCTATTTGCGTGACTCGTGCGCCGTACACTGCCAATTCGCGGTAGAGGTCACGTAATGCGGTTTTACTGTCAGTGTATTCGCCTTTTGTGACATTCCATACTAGCTGTGTGTCTCCTATGTGGTCGATTTGTTCTTGCAGTTGCGCTATGGCTACGCCGTAGTCGTTTATGTGCGCTTCAATGTTTTTTATTCTTGTATCATAGTCGTTCAACGTTTTGTTAATATCGGTTACGATTTCATCAAGATATGCCGTTATGTGGTCGATTTCGCACGCAATGTGTTTTATGATTTCCTCTTGACTTTTGGCGTTCCAATAGAACGCGGGTGTGGCGGGCGTGTACGGCCATACCGAGAAAAACGGTAGATATGGGAACATGTGCATTCTCCTTTTTTAGTAATTGTTTATGTTTATAGTCCACAATGGACTAAAACATGTTTCAAGATGTTCAAGCAACAATACGTCAATATCGACATATTCGCCGTTGCGTATGCGATTGACTTTGTCCATGAAATTACCATTGGTGACTGTCTCGTATTGATTATCTGTTGCGTTGCTTGCGTAGTCCTGATTTTCGGCCAGTTGAGTCGCCGGAAAATCGCTGAAAACGGTTCGCATTTTGTGCCATATGTCGCTATCACTAAGAATTATGTCGGGATTATTGCTTATAAGCGCATAAAGCGGGCGCAGCGTCGGCATGATTTCCTGTATTAGTCGCATAAAGTGCCGTCGCCATCTTGACGGTGGCATGACGCCTAATTCCCTGTCATAGAAACGATTTTCGATTTTCTTGCAGCAGCGCGTGTATTGCGTATCATCATAGGCAACGTCCCGCCATGACCAGGCGGCATTATTCCAGTCAACACCGCCCGGCACGTCGAGTAGTTCGCCGAACGTGTACGTCATTACGCCGTGAAAATCGTCGTACGATTCACACGGTTGATAATGGTTTATGTCATTCTGCATTGTCATCGTCGTTCATTCTTTCAACGTCCGTCAAGTAAGCGTAGTTGCGGGAAACGTTGTCTTCGTTCCATACAACCTGTATCGGTTCCTTGAGGTATTTTTGGAATCTTGTGTTGAGTATATCGCAGGCGGCGCGCCGTTCCTCTAATTCGCTGAGCGCGCGTAAATCGGTTGGCTCGCCGTAGTCGTTTATTTCGTCGGCGGTTTGCCGTTCCATTTTCAAGGGGAGGTTTTTGATTCCCAACGATTGATAGAACGCGTTCCACGTGTTTTGTATGTCGTTCTGTAATTCCATGCCGATATATTCGACGTTGGTTTTCAGCACGTTGGCTTTCATGGAATCGGTGAAACCGGGTGTCGCCATGATTGCCATTTCACCGCCGCTGATTTGCTTGATGACGTTGATTCCCGCCGTTTGCTGTCCGGCTGGAACCTCCAGTATGAACGGCGTTTTCTGGTTGAAGCGATTTTGCCGTCGCGTCATGTACAAATCTTCGATTTCATGCGCGAAAAATTCAATAGTCGGAATGAGTGGCGTACGTGCGCGGTTGGCGTAGATGAACACACCGTTTGAGTTGTTGACCGGGAAACGCCAGCCGTTAATGCCGTAACTGTCCCATTTCTTCGGTTTGTAATACACATTGAAATTCGATGTAGTCACCGCTTGCGTGCTGAAAAACACACCCGGCTTGCTATGCGGAAACGCGATTGTGGCGTAACCGAAATACAATAAATTGTATTCGAGAAACCACGCATCACAGGTTTTCGGCAGATTCAACCACTTAAACCTTGACAGCGCAATATTCAGCATTTGCGAATACGCCATCGAATACGCCTGAGAATTGAGCGCTTCGGACTGCTGCCACATCGGTGCGCCACGTTCACCCAATTCCGCACGGGTCAACGCCCTTTTATGCGTACGTTTGCGTCCCATACTGTTCCACCTTATAGATTGTCGTGTACGAAGTCACTACCGACTTCCTCGGGTCTGCTCCATATTGTAACACCGTTGCTGAAAATATTTCTGATTGTCTGCAATTGCTCGTTTTGCGCGAACGGGCATATCGCCCATACATCGGCGGCTTGCCAATACGTGAAATGCTTGCAAGGCGTCAACGACGGACGGCTGTAAAGTTTGTTGCTTGCGATGCCATAGCGCAGCATGTAATCGCCCGCCGCCGCAATCGCGCCATTATCTTCGGTGACGATTTTCACGGTCATGCTGTCAAGCCCCGTGGCCTGTCTGAAGTTGTCGCCGCTGTATATGCCAACGGGCTGCGCGGCATGGTTGAGCAAGTCACGCCATGCGGCGTTAACGTTGGAACGCGTGTTCATCATGACACGTTTGGCGTTATCCACGCTCTGATTGCGTGACGCCGACGCGTTCGCGTTCGCCGCGCTGACACTAGTCGCCGTCATTGTCGTGTTGGCCGCGTTCGACGCATTCGTGTTGTCGTTGTTGAGCTTATTGGAACGATTCGTAGTATCCGTCGCGTAGCTTTTAGCCTGTCCGATTATACCACCGTTGTATTCCAACGCGTTGGCCGCCTTGTTGCTTGCGGCACTGCTCGACGCGGTATAGACAAGTTCGTTGTTCGTCAACGCAAGCGTAGTGTTGTAGCTTGACGTTCCAACGCCTATCACGCCGGAACTAAGCCCCGCCGCGGCACCAACCATCGCCGGTATCGCCGCGCCACCGGTCGCCGCGCTTACGGCGAGACCCGCGCCTATCGTTATCGCGCTTGTGGCAAGACTGCCGATGTTTGAGGTAACGTTGGTCATTGCGGCCTGTTCCTGACCTGTAACGTATGATGCGGTCGCCACTGCCAAGTCTTCCGACAAATCGGCGTTAATTTTCGCGTTCTGATACGTACGCTCGGTATCAAGTTTGGCGTTGCCGCGATTGGTCATGTCCGTTGCGGCGGCATTCGAATTGGCTGTGGTAGTGTTTCGCAAACCATTGGCGGTAGCGGTGTTCGTAACGCTAGCCTGTCCCGAGCGCGCGACGTTATCCCGCGCCGTATTTGCCGAGCGTGCGCCGTTTTCATACGAGATAACGGCGTTTTCGCGTGCTTGCGCGATTTCTCGATTGTATGCGTCGGCGCGGTGCGCGTCGATTGCGCGACGTTGCAACGCATATGTCGGTATGTCGTGCGATATGAGTGTTTTGAGCACGTCCGCGTTCGGCACATCGGCGGTGATGCTGTTTCCGTCGATTGCGTTAATGCCAATGGACGTACTGCCGTCGCTCCCGATTCCGTCAAGCCATGCGATTTGCCGCAATATCGGATAGCTGAGGGATGTGACCGTCTGTACCGAAAGACGTCCGCAGTCGGCTATTTCCACCCGGGTTTTATTGCCGATGTTGTCGGATATTTCCAAGTGTGCGTATGGTGCAAGATACAGTCGTGTTATTGCAGCGTATTCAGCCTCGTATCCAAAATCGTTAATCGTCAAATCAATATCGGAGATTTTCGTGCGAGTGCCGCTGACCGTATGCCATTCGACACCATTCACGTTTACGACGTTGCCAAATCGCATCATGTTTGCGGTGGCTACGAAAACCGCTGTAATCTGCGACATGATATGTGGATAATACGCAAAAAGCGCATCGAAATAATCACCTGATATTTTGGACGATTCGAGCGCGTACATGCTTACGTTGCTTGCAGTGAGATTATCGATAGTGTTGTACGATGTACCCGCGCCAGTGACATTTGATGTGTAAATGTTTCCGGCACCCCATGAGAAACCCGTCACCGTGCCATCGTTATTGCTGTATGTCGGGTCGCTGTCCGTAATGTTCGTTCCGCGCATACCGTTCATGGCTTGCAATTGTTCAGGCGAAAACGTTGTGGCTAAACAAATGTATCTTGTGCCGTTTTGCAGATTAAACGGCGTGCTTTTCCTGACATTCGACGATGCGTTGCCGAAATCGACATCGGGCAATGTGAAGTCACGGCAGTTCATGCGCGGGTTTTTCAACAATTCTTGCGGTGTCGTTTCCGTCAATGGCGCGTGTCCGCGTGACAACAGCAAACCGTTAATTGTGGTGCTGTTGATATAGTCCGTCCATACATCACGCACAAGCGTGCATGTTGTCGTGTTCGGCGCTTCCGCGCGTACCGAGGTGACGAAAAAGTGATAGCGTGTCTGCACGTCGGCTTTTTGATACGGCGTATTGACAATATCATGCGAAAAGTCAACGACAATGTAATTATACTGTTGCGCCGTCATGTAAGGCACGGGCAATTTTATGCCGTCCGCGTCGGCGCGTGCGATATACATGTTAGTTGTCAGCTTGACGGTTTCGCCGTCCAGTTTATCAAACCATGTGTCGCGTGCGGTGTCATCTGAGAATTTCACGACGTCGTGGTAATCATCGAACCAATTAACATGACAAAGTTTAATTACAGTGTTTGGTGTCCAAACGTTATAATCGAAAACATTACGGTACTGTTCGTATACATGAGTACCGTCACCGGGAAACGACGTCGCGCCATCCAAGTGCGAGAATTTCATTTTGATACCTCTTTCACATACAAAATCGGGGATACCGGTTTTTCCGATATCCCCGATTCTATCAAGGTGTTTTACTTTTTAATACTCGCCGAGTCATCCACACTCGCCGAGTCATCCACACTCGATGCATTGGGAATCGTAATCGATATAGTACGATAAGCGTAATACGTATCGGTTGTGCCGTTCGGGTTAATATACGTCGCCGTGCCATCAACCTTAATTACGGTATTGTTTGGCAAACCGTCACGTTGTATATGCAAGCGTGCTTGGTCATCAACAAAAGTGTTGACATTCAACGGTACGGTTGTGGTAGTTTTGTCACTAGTCACCGAAGCAGTTACTTCGTACGTCGCGGCGTTCGGTGCAACCTCAATGGCAGTACCCGTAGGTGCAACCGTCGCAATAAGTTTTGGCTGCAGCTGAATCACGTCACCCGGTTTGCCGGTTGGGGCATCTGCGGTTAGAGTGAAACCTGTCACACTCTGCGTCACAACCTTGATTGACGTACCCGCGTCGGTGGTGAACAACGCGCACGGGGTGAACGGCGACACGCCGTAAATACCCCAATGATTGAGATACATCGTGTTCGAGAGCGTCTGAGGATTATAGAACTGGGTGGTGCCATAAAGGGTGTCACGCGCCTGATACCAATCAGTGGACACAAGCAACGCCACCGCGCCGGGGATACCAAGGTTTGGAACCTGAATGACGCGATACGGCACGTCGGCCTTATCCAGCTGAAACACCGCTGACAGCGCATCGACATCAAGTGACGCGAGATATTCCGGCTCGATAAGCAATACCATCTGCTGAGGGTTAGCGTACGCCGGAATGTCGGGGACGTTCAACGCATTGTACTGGGTGCTCGGGAAACGCATACGCCCGGCGGTCGCACGCAACGCCTTGAGCAAAGTCTTGGCCGACGCTTCGTCGTTTGGTGCCGCATCAAGATGCACCTTGTAGAAACCAAGATTCCGCTCGTAACGGCGAATCAGCGCAAGCATGATGTTCATTTCGTCGTAATTATCGCTGTTGCGCGGCGTTTCCATAATCTGCGCGATGAAACGGTTCAAGCCGAAATCATCTACGAACGCCTGCCGCAATTCATCGTCAGTCCATGAAATCGGATATTGGTCTTTGCGGTTCATTTCGTAGAACCATACTGCCGCTTCGGGTCGGTGCATTTTCAGCAAATCTTCCGCGTCATCCTTGTAGCCGTGCGCCTTAATCCACTTGACTGCGATTTCCTGTACAGTCGAACCCCAGTACAAGTTTTCCTTTTTGAAAATCGCCAACGGGTTTTCAAACGGCGTGTTCTGCGCCATTACGGTTAGTCCGATGCGATTGACCATGCTCCAAACGCAATCGTTAAGATACTGCCGATTCATCGGGTCAAACAAGTACCGCATGGTGTTCGCTACGCCTGTCTGCGTTGCGCTCGGAATTCGCTGCTGATAATCGTCGGTACCCTTGGTGCGCACCTTATCCAAAATTGTCGCATTGTCCACAGCCATAATATTTATCTCCTATCGATTAAAGCGTGTAATCGAGGTTTTCCAAGTCCTCTGCCGCTGCCTGTTCGATTGCTTCCGCTACGTCATCGTCGTTTTCCTTGACGGTCGCGCCGTTTTCGACCATTTGCGCGACTGAATCGGCGAAATTGTCGTAGATGCCGTCGATTCGTTCGCTGATTGCGTCCGTGCGTTCGCTTAGCGCGCTCACCTTGTCAAGCACGTCGCGTAGCATGTCGCGCAAATCATCGAACTCGCCCATGCGGTGCGCTTCGTTTTCCGTAAGGTCATCGCGTTCGGCGGCGTCCCTTTCCTCAGTGGTTTCGTCATCCATTATTTTTTCCTTTCATATGAAAAAAAAGTCGTACCGGCGAACGAATACCGAACCGGCACGACTTAAGAATAGCATACTTGCAACATGATTCCCAACGATGGACGGCACGCTTTTCCCTCACGGCCATATCATTGACGGAGTCAACCGTGGTTATCAATGATAATGTTTTATCGCCCTCGTTACGACACCTTGCGTATGCGTGTTTATTTTACACCGAAATTTCTGAGCATTTCAATCACGGCGTGTTGTGTTTCCACCATGTCATAGCGCAGATATCCCAGCGCGTAATATGACGTGAGATTTCGAATCAAATCTTTCGCCATGTTCGCGGTAAGATAGTTCAATTTGTTGTCATACCTTGTGATTGCGAAATACGGAACGTGCGTGCCGGCATCGTATTTCGAGGTTACGAAGACGTATCCACAGCGCAAATCAACATACACGCCATATTCGCGCCGCAACCAACGGAAAACATACGTAAGTCTCGCGTGACCATGCGGTTTTTCAATGAAATCAGTATCATGACGGCGGAACTTGTTCTTTGCCGTCATGTCATCATTGTTCTTCAGCATGCGTCCCGACACTGTATTCTTCGTTTTCTGTTCGGCGTACGCGTCATCCCGTACATAGTCGAACAGACATGTTTTCCCGCCCAGCCATTGCAATCCGAACTCAGGTTCCAATGGCACATCATAATGTTGGAAATACGGGTTGAACGCGTCGCAAGCATTGCCGAGCAGAAATATTCTTGGTTTTCGCAGTTCCGTATCGTCGGAGCGTTCGCGCGTGACGGTATCCACAAGTTTCGCCAATTGTTCGAACTCGTTTTTCAGATATGTGTGGTACCTATCGTCGTTATCAATGATGATTTCGTCCATGCAAATGTTGCGCACGTTAACGTAAGTGCTTTTCTTTTTCTGCTGCTGTAACGATAAAGGTATAAAATATCCGATTGTTTTCCATTCGTTTTCTTTCTTACCGGTTTTCTTTTTACGAATCTCGGCGATTTTATTGGTTGTCCGAAATTCATATTCAGGAAAAATATCATCTTGTATAATACGACTGAAATAATTTGCCGCGACGTCGTTGTTTTCCTCACGAAAACGTGTCACTTCAACAAAGCAGTATCCGTTTTTTAGATAATCCTCTATCATGTATTTTCGTACGCCGTATGTCTTACCTAACCCACGTGCGCCGATAATCATGTTCACGTCTGCATTTCGCGGCAATATTAGTGTCTTAAGCCGTTCATAATAATATTTCGCCATCAATACTCACAATCATAGGTTTACCGTCCCGCACGATAAGTTCGCGTGGTGTTGTTTCCACATTTCGATTATACATGCTCAGCATGTAAGATATATTCTCGCCGTTCGCCTGTTTGTCTGATTCACCCAGCCATCTACCGGACGGATACAATGCTATCGCTTCCGGCGCGTCAACATGATAAGTCGTGCCCCGATAATCGGTGACGGTACCGACATACCTATCCCACGCATGCGGGTGGTTGCGTTGCAACGTGTGGCAAATCTCATAATCGACTAACACATCATATCCAAGCGCCAACCGTATCGTTTCCGCGAAACCATGCCCGGCGCGGATAATTTCGCCAACGAAATCCTCAATGGTATACATACCATCGGGTCTCGGTAGCCCGGCGCAAGTGACATGCACGCAACCGGCCATATCCAAACTGACGCGCGCCTTGTTCCACAATTCCACATGTTCGGCGTAACGAGTCGTGCCCCCGCAATCCTCTACTTCAAACTTTCCGATATGTTCCAGCGTTGACGCCATATCGGCAGCGGTGGTTCGGACACGCCGCATGGTGCGGTTTATCGCGTTTTCTATCGCAGTATGCAACGGGGTGAGCGCGTCCAATAGTTCCGTATCGGTTACGTCAGCGTCACAGCTGATTTTCAGACTATCGGTATCGCCGCCCGTGACGGCGACGCGTGCGCCGAAATGACGATATATCAGCATCATGGCTATCAATAGGTGCATTCTGCTGCCCGCTACGATTCGCATACCGTACGTATACAGAACGCGCGGTGTCTTCGGACGTTTTTTCGCGAAATTCTCGGGAGTGCATACCGTAGTCCTATCGACTTCAAGCTCACCGGTTTCCGTCACGCGGTAATCGGCTTTCATGACGTCCTGTGCTTGCGTGCCATAGATTCCGTTGAATTGGCCTTTAACGGTGCTTCCATAGTATGATTGCAAAAATTTCATACTCAACGTACCCGACTTAGCATCATGCGCGATCCCCTCGGGAATAGAATCGGGTATTTCATCCACGTACGCCGCGCCCTCATGATAACGTTTAATCAGATTTTTCACGTCGGTTTTTCGCGCAAAAAGCATGTTGGATTGCAAGGTCACGTAATCAGGCGGAACAATCGTCTTAGTGGTGGCTTCACCGTACAATACATGCATTTCGTCAAAATTGTACACTTGCGCCACGTTCCACAATTCAATTTCGTTGACATGCAATATGCATTCGTCCGCGCGATACAATTTGCCGAAAGCGTATGTCGGGTTAATGGCACTATCGACGAAACCATGCGCCCTGATACTGTTTTCCTGTGTTTTCGCACGTTCGTTGTTACTGTAATCGGTATCCGCTTGCAACGTTTTGACAAACTTGGAACGTGGGCATATTGCAATTCCCCAATCGTCGAAACATGTGTTTTCGCGCAATCTGAGATTTGTGAATCTCACCGCTACATGTACCCCCGTAAGAAACGGGTCATCATAATTCGTCAACACGTCTTCAAGCGACGTATTAATAATGCGTTCGCATGTGATTTGCAAAATATCCGTAGGCGCTGGAGCAAATTTCACCGGCAAACGTCGCCCATTGATGAAAGCGTGATGCATTGACGTAACATCCAAGGACGCGACGTTATCCACGACAACGCTAGCGGTTTTCGCGCTTGTAAACGTCAATCCGCCCCGGAAACATGCCTTGCGCAGCGCGTAGGATTCGTAATCCCTCGGGAATTCCTGGCTGCATGTCATCTCGAAAGCGCGTTGCAATGTGATTTTCTTACCGTCTTGCAGCGTGACGCGCCGTCCGCCAATCTCGCGTCGTGCCATCTGCCGCACAAGCGACGTCTTGGTGAGCACGCGGCAACCCAGCATGTCCGGCGTGAGCCAATGATTCGCACGTAAAAGCCACTGAAGATATTGAGGGATAACCTGTACGTCGCGCCGTGCGTAAAACAATTCCTCTTCGGTTAGTGGCGTTTCAGGCGTGCGCACAAGCGAGTAATCCCAATCGCCTACCGCTTTCGGCAATCCGCATGTCTCGCCCATGGCGCGCAAGCCGCCCATTTCGAGATAGAACGTGTCCCAAAACCGGCACACTACGTCATCGCCTATCCGCAAATCAAGCGTGTACACGCTTGTAGCTGTCTGCGCGTTGACTTCAATTGCATACGACTGCGCCAATTCCAGCATGAGAGTCTGCAAGTCGAACATGAGATTATATGCCGCGATTATCGGCACATAACCGTGCGTACGCCCGTATTCGATAAGATTATCAATGTATATCAGCGCTTCGGACGTGTGCCGGTAAAAACGAACATCGTCCGTATCGGGCGTGTACGATTCCAGTGGCGTATTACGCAAATCGTTGAAAATGTACAGTATCGGATATGCGCGTGTTTCGGCACCCTCACCAATATTCGTTGTTTCGGTGTCGAATATCGCCGCTACTTTAAATTCCTTGCGTTCTTTCATCGTACCACGTCGGGTGAAACCGCCAGCAGCCATATCGGGCTTCCGCCGTCAACGTCCGTATAATCCTCTAATTCGCCTGTGTGCATTTTCATGTTTTTGGCGTATTCCAACGCCTTTTCGTTTCGTTGCATGATAGTGTCAAAAAGCTCGCTGAGCGAATCGGCATCGTATGCTTTCATGACGGTTTCCAACCGTTTGTTCGGCGGAACGTTCGATTTCTGCCATATGTTTTGTGTGTATCGCCAAAACACCTTGACTTTTTCACGGCCAAGGTCGCCAAGAGCGCTCGGCATTCCCTTAGATGCCATACGCATTTCCTCGCGAAAAATGTTGAACGAACGCGCGCGCTCCCTCGCACGCCCTTTGCCGCCGCGCACCTCGCTCACCTGTTGCACAAGTCTATCGGCGGTTTCGTTCGCACGCTGATACAATTCATTCCTCATGCCGCTATTACGGACGCGGCCTACATACGTGTGTTTCAACTGCGTTTCGAGTCGTTGGATGTAAGCTCGTCGTGCGTTCGCCTCGCTCTCGGGCATATTGTCGGTAATGCTTTTTTTCAGACTGCTTATCGCACGCTTAACGCGCTTGCGTTTCGCGGTCAACAGGTCTGCTTGTTTATGCGCTCTAGGCATGGTCACCACCTTATAAAAAAAGTGCCATAACGTATTATGGCACTTTTTTTTTGTTTCATTCCGAACTACTTGATTTCAAGCGATTTCGTGGAACGTCCACCGCTCAGTGAGGTCTGCTTGACCGCAACGGTGATACCGTCCGGCGCGTTGAAATCGGGAAAAATATCGTAGATGTCCAACACACTGCGGTAGATTCCCTGTGACTGACTGAAATACGTGTTGCCGTCCTTTGCGAAAAGATAGACGTTCGCGCATTTCTGTCCAGTCTGAGAACGCACGCCCGGCGCGATGTAGGCACCGACAACCGTCAACGGTTCCGTACCGTGTCCATTCAACGACAACGCGCTATTACGTGCGTTGACAATCGCGCGCTTGCCCTCAAACGTGCTGTTGTCCATCGTGCAAATGTAACGATAGGTGTCAGCGGTATTCTGTGCGGTTTCGTTCGCGGTAGTTTCGTTCATCTGTTCGTTTTCCTCGTTCATTTCAGTTCCTTTCAGAATTCAATATCTTTATCGTTGTCAACATCGGAGCCGGTAACATCAGCTGCAACACGATCAGCATGTTCGATGAACGTTTCAACGTCCATGACGTACACGGTTTTATTGACTGTGATATCATCAATCAACACGTTGACGATGCCGGCGTCCATAAGCACCTTGACGGCCATTTCAACGTTACGGACGTTTCCGGTGGTGTGGAACGTCTGTACAACACCGTCCCTGTCATAATAGCTTATGGTGCTGTCAGCGATTACCTTACGAATCTTTCGCATGTTTATTATCCTTTATATCTATTTATGTCAACCATTTTGGCGACATAAATATTTATAGCACAAAAAATCGGCGTGCGCAAAAAAGCGACACGCCGATTATTGACATTGATTCTCAGTAACGCAAAATCTGCCCCGGATAAATCAAGCTCGGATTAGACAAGCCATTAAGCCCGGCAACCCGCGCCCAATCACCGCCGAAAATCGACCACAAAGACTCACCGGACACAACCACATGCGTACGCGCCATATCCGGCTGCGCAACCGTACCACCGCCGTAACACACGGTTTCACCCGGATAGATAACGGACGGATTCCCGGACGCGTATCCATGCCACGACTGCCACGGCAACAGTCCAGTACGCACGGCGATAGCCGACAATGTGTCACCGGACGCGACAACCACGCAAGCCGACTGCGACACATTCCCACCGGCATCCGTTTCCGGTGCGGACACATTCGCGCCGTCGCCACGCGCGTATGCATCCCACTGCCATCGTTCGCCCCTAAAATAATTCAAGTCCAATCGTCCGGCATATCCCGACACATAACCGTTCGACGTGTACTGCCGCATGGCTTCACCATACGCACCATACAACCACGGCACTTCCTGATAGCCAGTCGCAGCCATTGACGCATACTGTGCGACCCACACACCGCAATGCTCCCGCACAAACGAATTAAGCTGACCCAACGCTGACGCCTGAACATAAACAATCGGCCACACCTGCGTACGGTCATGCACATGTCGCACCCACGTTTCAACCCACGCACCATTACCAAACTGCGGATTATCCTGAGATTCCCAGTCCAAAACAAGCACCGCGTCACCGATGTAACCGCGCACGTTATCAATAAAAAAGTCAGCTTCCGCGTTCGCGTCATGCCCCATCGCATAATGGTACACACCAATACTTTTACCGCTATTCGACGCACGCCCGAGCTGATAGTTCGCGGCCTGATTCACACCATTGGTCAAACACATGTTGTTAAAACCGCCGATACCCCATGTGGCACCCGCCACAACAAAGTCAGCGTCAAGCGCATACGTATCAATGTCACACTGCCAATTGCTCACATCCACACCCCGCATGTCCGCGCTTGCAGACGGTGCAAAAAACAATGACAATGCGCATAAGCACGCTAACACACTATGCCGCGTTCGTATCATCACAATCCTCCTTATCATGCTTAAGCAATGCAATAAGTTCTTCGGTCAGCACATTATTCTTAGTCATCAAATCATTAAAATCGCTAAACGTAGTAGCGATAAACCACGCCATACCACAACACGCGACAATCGGAAAACCCACGCTTCCAACAACGGTTACAATCGAACTAATATCCATCAAACACCTCACAAATAAAAAAGGCCATGACACATCAAACGACACGCCATGACCAAATATACCACAATCGCGTAGCCTATCCGGGAATTGAACCCGACACGCACATCTTATAAGGATGCCGCTCTAACCACTGAGCTAATAGGCCATCACCTCACCCCTCCCACAATCCCCGCCGCATCAAATCAACCATATCACGACAATGCGCAAACACATAATCAGACACGTACGAATCACATTTAAACCACTTCGCACTCATGACAACAGCCTCATCACGACGTTCACCACGTACCCTATAAGCCTTAACGAAATCACAAGTATTACGCTTGCAAAACACGGTCAATCCCTTTCCAGCAAAGGTGTGTTAGCTAATGCCATAGCGTCATTAAACATCTGTATATAATCATTCGTGTTATATGAACGTAAACCTACCGCGTCTTTTAATCCCTCCGGCGTATCAAAACTAACAACATACCGTATTTCATACACATTACGAAATGAACATGAACAATACCACAACTCAATATCACCGTTCTTGAAACAAGAATAAATCGTAGCAATTTTCCTATCATTCTTAATCATCGTAAACCCTTTCATAATCACCGAGTAATCCGATAGCCTAAGCATATTGCACCCGGAACATAAAACACGCCATCGTCAAGCACATCCCTAAGCCCGTATGCATCAATGCAATCAACAAACCGAGTTTCTATCAAGCAATCAGACGCAATATCAACAAAATACACAAGCACATCGTAAATACTATTCACATTAAAATCAATCGAATTAGACAATGCTTCAATATTCATGAAACTCATTTTATCGCTCCTATATTTTTCAGTGCCATTTAACCGACACGTACATAATATCACACCGCGCAACACGACACGCCGCAACCGCACCGTCCCACCACGCACACTTCCGCGTACCACACCACACAACACATGTCAAATACACACGGCGTGTCGGGTGTATCATCACCGCTTAATGGGAACCATTCTCAATAAGGTCTGTCTATCCGGCCCGTAGTCAAGCAGATATACAATTTCTGCCTTGCCGGGAATGGTCCGACCAAGA